TTATTTCTCAAGACTTTCCGGATCAAGAACCCTGCTGAGGACGTTGTCCAGGTCTGCGGCAGTCTGCACATCCTCGCCATGAATAAGATGCGCGTAGATCCCGAACGTGTCCATCTGGCGGGAGTGGCCAACCAAGGGCTTGACTTGTCCCTCTGGCAGCGTTTTTGCCAGTGATACGAACGTATGTCGGAGATTATACGGCGGAACATAGTGCAGTCCGTTGGCCTCGCAGTAGCGCCGCCAATATTTTCTATATGTGTCCTCACAGGAGATGCCAAACACGCTCTCCTGCCCGCCTGTCAGCTTTTTCTGTGCCTGCAGAATAGCGGCTGCACTATCGGTGAGTGCAAAGGCGCGCACAGCGTTGTCGTTCTTGCCGCGGGTTTCCTCGCCACGGGTGTTTATAGCTCGCCGGATCTTCACCCGGCCACCCTTAACGTCCTTCCAGCTCAGTCCGATCAGCTCGCCCGGACGAAGGCCAGTCACAACGCTAAACCTGTACGCATTGACATAAGGATCCTCGATCAGTTTGCCGTCTAGGATCGTAGTGTCCACCTCAAAAAGTGTACGCAGATCCTCCGGCTGCAATATTTCTTTTTCCTTGGAGCGTGCACCCTTTGGCACATGCAGTTCTTCCGGCCGCAGAGTGGACATTTTGCTCAGGCGCAGCCATTTGCAGAACATGGTCAAATCCGTGCACATGTTGGAAAGGTATTTTTTGCTCAGTCCTCCTGCAAATCCTTTGTTGATGATGGCTTGCAGCTGTTGTTCCGTCAGGTCTCCCACACGCCTCCGGCCAATGACTGGACGCACCCAGACGTTCCACCGGCTCTGGATCGGTTCCCAGTTGGAGCGGCTGGTGGTCAATTTCAGCTCGCCGATCCACTGCGGATAGGCTGCTTCTACCAGCATCCGAGTATTGCTGATGCCGTCATCCAGCCATGCGTCCGCCTTTGCATTGGCTTCACGCTGGCCGGTGCGGCCGGGCTTTGAGCTGGTAAAGGATCTGCGCACACCATTCTTTTGGACGTTGATCTGCCAGCGCTGCTGATTCGGCAGCCAGGCTGCCGTGTTGGTCCGTTTTCCCATAAAATGCACCTCCATGGGTACACTTTGACAAGCCCGCCCAAAAGAGGTATAATCGCATTGCTTAGGTGTGCGATGACCCCGCAAGGGTGAGCCGCTTATCTTGACTCCCTCGGTGTTGGTAGCACCGGGGGCGTTTTTGTTTATTCAATAATCAGGATGCCTTCCGGCCTTCGCTCTTGCCGGAAGAGATATAGTGCTCATAGTATTTCTGGTTATCTTCGCCAAAAGCGGCAACCAGATCAGGATTGTTTGCTTTGTAGGCAGCAAGGTTAAATGCACTGCTGCCCTGACGGCCTTCCTTCATGCCGCTGTTTACGAAATGCTCCAGATACTTCCACTGGTTATCCCCGAACAGGGCAGCCAGATCGGCGTTGTGCTCTTTGTAATACTGATAATCGTAAACAGGGGCGTATTTGCTGGTCAGCACATAGTAAGGCTGATTCGTCGGGTCGCTTCTGAAGTGACCCGAATACAGGGCTTTTTGATTGACAGTCTCTTTACTTCCGTCCATATAGATGATATCCGCCTTGGTCACGGCAATCTCGTCGATCGTGCTGTTGTACCAAAGGCAATCCCATTCCACTGCTGCATTGTAAATTGCATTCTGGAGTTCGTCATCTGTCAGATAAGTAGTAGAATCCAGCTGACCCCGCGTCTTGGAATGGTCGATCACAGACAGAACAGAGGACGGAGTGTAGGAATCAGCATAATAGGCATTACCGTCCTTGTCCAAAAAGATTCTATGCCCGTTGCGCTCTTCTGCGCCAAAGTAATAATCCGTTGCAAGCTGCTGCTGTGCCTGGAACGGCCCAAAATCCCCCATGGACGCGGGGGAAGTCACCGTGTTTGCGACCGTTCGGTCGAATCTTGTCGGAGCAATCGGCCCTACTACCTGTGCCGTCACCGTCGAGCGGCCGCTGATTGTACAGGAAGTTCTATCACCGACCGCATTAAGAGGAACCAACGTGAACGTAACGTATTTAATGGTTTTGTTTGAATTATTCCGGAAGCAGACCGTGGGGCTGACGCCGTCAAAAGCATCGACCGTAAAATAGACGTCGGTGAGCTCGACCGCAGGCTTTGCCGCAAAGGCACCGCATGCGAGAATCGTCATCAGCGCCAGTGTAAAAACAACGCCTAAAAGCCTTTTTGCTGACTTTTTCATGATTCTCTCCTTTTTTCTGCTGAAAAAATCCCAGTTTTCTGCGATTTTTTCGTTTGTTTTCAGTTGTCAAAAGTTGTTGCATTCAACGCCGAATGGTTGTATAATGTTCTTGAACATAAAACCGAATCGGAGGATTGCCACATGACACGCCAAGATCTGATCAACGCCATCATGGAACTGCTGGAACGAGCCGACTATCGCAAACTGCGCCTTGTGTGGGTCTGCGCAAAGCGCCTGATCGACTGACCTTCCAGCGCTCGGGGGAGAACCTTTTACGGGTTCTCCTCTTTTTTTTGCGTCAATTTTTCAGCCATGCGCTCCAACAGCTCCCAGTCCGCCGGGTCAAGCCCCGCCAGCATCTCCAAAAAGCGCTTTTTGAAAGTGCCGTCATCATCACGGATTACCTCATTGATAAAGTCCTCGATTTTTTCCGACTGGGCATCCTCACCTAGGCGCATCTCACCTTCACCAGTGCGGAGCCATTCTTCGCGGATGCCGAACTTATCGCAGATATCTTTAATAGTGCGGTCACTAGGGTCAACAACGTTTACTTCATAGCTGCCAACCGTATTGCGTTTAAGATTCAACCGGTCAGCAAACTCTTGTTGAGTCAGCTTTTCAGTTTTTCTGACCTCCTTAATTCGTTCGCCTATCGTCATTTTAGTCACCCCCTTTGCCATCATTATAGCAGGTGCACGTTAAAGCGTCAAGGCCTTTTTGTTGGAAAAATCAACAAAACGCCTCTTGACAAATGTTGTTTAATGACTTATACTTGTCATGCAATCAACAAATTGCAACCCAGTCAACACGAAGGGAGGTAAAGAAGATGGATCACTCTCCCCGAACACCGGAAGAACAGGAGCAGCTTGACAAGAAGATGCTGGAGGAAACCAAGCGATACTATGCACGCCTTGACCTGAAATACAGTATTGCTTTCGCTCTGTCCATCATTGCGCTGCTCATCAACGTCATCAACCTTTTAAGGCTGTAGCAATGGCAACAAGCAAACTCAAAACCGACAAACCAAGAGCAATGTTGGCACGCCTTTCAGTCTTTGTGAAATGCTTTTGTTCTTCCAGCGCAACTCGACCACCAGCATTGATTTGATAGGTATACTCTGGATCTTCGTACTCATACCGGAACGCATCCTCATCTTCATAACGAAAAACCATATTTTTGTCCGTCAGCCATTGCATCGTTTCAAAGTTGACGGTCATGCCACGCTTTCCCATCTGATAGATGGAAAAGGCTTCATCAGGATGCTCATTCAGAAACTCCAGAACCTTCAGCGTTTTTACGTCCAGCATTTTTAACACTCCTTTCTGCCCCAGTATACCGCAGAAGGGAGTACCCCACAACCCACCCGATGATGGCCGCATGGCAGCGGCCGAAACCATTCCGGTGACGCCGCCGGGATGGTCGTGGGGAGCCACCCACAGAAAGGAGTGCTTATTATGGCACGAAAGAGCAATTCCCTGAACCCCGCCATGTACGGCCTGACACAGCAGGACGTGGATCGTGTGATCCGCATCCACACCATGTGCAAGGACATGGACGAGGACGCATTCGAGCAGATGGAGACCGCTGCGGCGTCCATCAATCTGGTGGCCAGCCTGAAGAAGCTGGACAACCGCCCCGTGGCATGAAAGGAGAAACCACATGACAGACATCACCATAATCAACAAGGAGGTGAAGAAGATGAAGGACAGCAAAAAGCCCAGCTGGAAAGAACGGCTTTCCAACTGGACAACGGCAGAGTTGATGAGACTTGCACTTTTCTTCCAGTGCATCGCACTGGTTTTTCAAATTGCCGCACTCATCCTAACAATTGTAAGATTAGCGTTATGAGCGCAGCCAAAAAGGACGCACCGCCAAAAAACGCGGCCGCAAGGGAAACCTTATAGCTTTTGAGAGCGAGCTCTCTATTCTTCTTGTTTTCCTCGGTTTGCTCTTTTTGGTCAGCTTCCATCATCTCTAACATTTTGCGAATATCTTCCGCGGAACCAAGTTGGGCGTTTGCCAATTTTTCCTTGCGAGCAATCGAATTTTGTATCATTCGATTTTCTTGCTCTTGTTGTTCCGCAAACTGCCTCATGACATCATGAACCTGCCAGGCACTGTTAAGATTATCGTAAAGACCCATACAACACGCCTCCCTTCCTCTTAAGTATACCGCAGAAGGGAGCCACCAACAAGGAGGTATAACCCATGGAGCGTTACATGATTTTGCTCAAACCCGGCGGCAAATGCCGCCTGATTCCCTGCGATAAGGACGGCACCCTGACCCTGCAGGCCATGCAGGTGCTGGTGGACGGCCCGATCGAGACCGCAGACAGCATCCTCGACCCCAGCTGGGCGCGGGAGCCGGTGGACAGCATCAAGCTCATCCTCAACGAAGAGGGCAAGCTCCGGCGGCTCCCGCTCAACGAAGATGCCACCGACCTGTATGTTCACAGCGGCCGGGACGTGATCCAGGGCGACGCTCTTCTGGCCGCTGCCGGCGGGGAGGAGCTGATTGACTTTTCCCTGCCGGTGTGCCAGACCCTGGCCGAGACTTGGCTGCTGGAGTTGGAAGCATGAACGGCCGCAACAAGCGCTGGGCAGAACAGCGCTGGGACAAACGCCAGCCGGAGCGGCTGGCACACATCCGCAAAAAGAAGGAGGACAAAAGCCATGAGAAGGCCAAGAAGCCCTTACCTGAAGCTGGCCCGCCTCATCGAGGACGAAGGGTTTGAGCACCGGGAGTTCGCCAAGCTGGTCGGCATGGGTGAAAGTACCCTGTCCACCCGCCTGAACCCGAAGCCGGAGCAAAAGAACAATGAGTGGCGCCATTACGAGATCACCGCCATTTGCAGGGAGCTGCACATCCCGCAGGAGCAGATCGGGGAGTATTTCTTCCCGAAGGTTGAGAAAGGAGCATGAATATGAAGGCAAAACTTTACATCGACAGTGAGGACTCGACCATCAAGGTCGAAGGTGGTCCCAGCGACGTGCTGCATCTTCTGGTGTGCGCAATCGCCCAGATTCTGAAGAGCTATTTCCCGGACGATTTTGAGCGGCAGATGGGCTGGGTGTCTGGACTGCTCTACAACACGATCCGCGAGCTGAAAGAGGAGGACGACGATGAAGATTAAATCCACCGTTTTGCAGGTGCTGGCAGCCGCCAGTCTGGGCGCAGACCTGCTGTACGCCATGGGCATTGAGGGCGGGGCCCAGCTGGGCGGCACGATCACCGACGGCGAGTTCACCACCGCCATGGTGCTCATTCTGGCAGCCCTTGCCCTGATGCGCATCAGCTTTGCCGTGCAGGACGCCGAGGAGAAAGCCGGCAAGAAGGTCCACAAGGAGCCCCAGAACACCGTCAAGGGCAAGCGGAAGGTGGGGTAACCCCCATAGCTGACTTTGTCAACAACGTCCCGTGGTACACCGTGTGGGACGCCAAGAGCGGTGACCTGCTGGCCAGCGGCACGGCCGCCATGTGCGCCCGGCGGCTGGGCTACGCCAGCGCCAACAGTTTTGCGTCTGCCGTCTCGCACTGGCTCAAGGACGGCAGGCAGCACGTCAAGTACATTTGCCAGCGGGAGCTCATCCCGCGCAGCGAGGTGGACAGCCTGACGCCACCCCGGAGAAAGGATCCCCATGAAACTCACTGACCGCAAGGCCCATGTGCTGGCCTATCTGGTGCAGGAACTGCCCCTCAAGTGGCAGGACAGGGACTGTGTGGCACATCTGGCCGGGGCAGCTGCCAAGCTCAGCACGGCAGCTGCATCCATTGAGAGCAACGCAGCCTACTGCATCAAGACGGAGGGCTGCCTGGACGTCAACGAGCTGGAACGCATTCCCTCCAACTATATCCGGGAGGCCGCCATGTCCTGCGGCACGGCTCTTGCCTATCTGGAGCTTACCGCAGCCATGCAGGGCTGGGAACCCCGCCAGATCCTGAAGCTGGCCGATTCCGGCTATGAGCTGGCCCACGGAGAAAACGGCTTTGAAAAGCCTGCCCGCGAGCACGGCATGGACGAAGTGGGCTACCACTATGCATCCGCCGACCAGCGTGCCGAATGGATCAGAGTACTCTCCCGGCCCAAAAAGGAAGAGCCCGCCGGTGGTAACGACACCGACGAGCCCAAAGGATGATGGATTTTCTACTCACCATCATCCTGATGATATCACATCAGAAAGGATTTTACAAATGAAAGGTATTTTGATCGAGCCGGGCAAGTCCCCGGAAGTCACCTCTCTGCCGGACACCCTGCAGGGCATCGAGGCCCGTCTGCAGTGCCCCTGTGAGCAGAAGGTTTTGCCCCGCACGCCGGCAGTGCTGGTGTACGGCATCATGGGTAGAGACTTGAACCGCATCTATCGCGGCCAACACCTCTACGGGCCCATCCTGTGCTATGGCTGGCGGAACAACACCCTGCAGCCGCTGAGCAAGGACCTGCAGGCCGAGATGCTGGACCGCCTGAAGGATACGGAGGTGCGGGTATGACGGACTACACCATCAGTTCCAAGATTTCCAACGAGATGGTTTATGCCTGTTACCGCGGCCGGTTCTGGCGCTGGAACGGCAGCATTTGGAAAGAAAGCCGCATCATGACGCATAGATTTGAGCTGGCCAGAGCGGCAGACAAGAATCTGACCCCACAGGCGTTTCTGACCAATGGCGCGGAGTTCGCCCCGCTGGACGAGTACGAAATCGACTGCGCAATGCTGGACGCATTAGAAAATGCCAAGCCCTGCAAAAATGCCCCCATCGACCCAGTGGAAGAGGATTCTTCCTCGGGTGTTCCTGCTCCCTGCATCTGCTCTACCTGCACCTGTGGCGGGTGCAAAGAAGAATGCTTCGGAAACTGCCACAGCTGTGGTCACCCCGTGCAGGAGTGCAACAGCTACCAAACCGAGGGCGAAAAGCATTTAACTCCCGCTCACTCTGCGGATGTTGACAAACCGGAAGTGCCCGGAACCCAGACGACACAGAACAAGCCCCTGACCACGATCCCGGACGAGATCCGCCCGGCGTTCGATTACTCCGGGCTGGACGAACAGACCGTGGATGACCTGCACTTTGCAGAAAAGGAGTACCAGCACGGCAAAAAGCTGGCCGAGCGCGGCCTTGTCCACATGGGTAATGCCATTGCTGCTGCCCATGATGCGCTGTGCGGAGTTGTCCAACAATTGGACAACTCCAAGCACGGCAACCGTGGCGATGATTCTTTCCGGGCATGGTGCTGTTCCATTGGCATCACCAAGTCAACCGCCTACAACCTGCTGCAGGTCTCTGCCCTGATGGACGGCAGCAGCCCCCGCCAGCGGGCCATTCTGGAAGCCCTGCCGCCGACCCTGCTGTATGCCGTGGCAAAGCCCAGCGCTCCGGCAGAGCTGGTGGCACAGGTCAAGAGCGGTGATATCACAACGCACAAGCAGTATCAGGAAGCCCTTGCCCAGATCAAGGCCGAGAAAGAGCGGGCCGATGCTGCCGAGGCTGAGCGGGACAAGCTGCTGGGTGCCCAGAATCGGGCTGCTTGGGCGGAAAGCCACATCCAAAATGTCGAAGCCCAGCGGGATGCCGCCCTTGCGGACGTGCAGGGCCTGACCGAGCAGAACGCCAAGCTCCAGCAGAGCTACCACGATGCAGACGAGAGCCGCATTGCGGCCAACCTCCAGCGCCAGAAAGCCGAAGCTGAGCGCGACAGGGCCGAAGCCCGCGCCAAGGACGCGGAGAACCAGCTGGCAGGCTCCCGGCAGGTGGCCGAGGCCGCCAAGCTCCGGGGCGACAAGCTCAAGGCCGAGAACGACGCACTGAAGCACCAGCCCATCACCGCGGTGGTGGACAAAGAGGAGACCCGGCGGCAGGCAAAAGAAATGGCCGACGCCATGAATGCCGAGTTGCAGGCAAAGCTGGACGCCGTCACCGGGGACGCCGAGCAGGACGCCCGGAACGCTTACGACAGCGTCCTGCTGGCCAGCCGGGCCATGCTGAACACCTGGCAGATGGTAAAGCCGCAGTTCCGCAAACTGCCGGAAGAGCAGCGGGAGGCTCTTGCCAACCAGATCGTCCACACCATCGGCAGCATTCAAGGGGAGGTATCACAATGTCTGTAAAGATCACGGCGCTGGAAGCCGAGAACGTCAAGCGCATCAAGGCCGTTGCGCTCACCCCGTCGCCCACCGGGCTCACCCTCGTGGGCGGCAACAACAATCAGGGCAAGACCAGCGTGCTGGACGCCCTGGCGTGGGCCTTGGGCGGGGACCGTTTCCGTCCGGACGCCGCACAGCGGGACGGTGCTATCGCTCCTGCTCACCTCAAGGTCACACTGTCCAACGGCGTGGTGGTGGAGCGCAAGGGCAAAAATGCCAGCCTGACCGTCACCGACCCCACGGGCCGCCGCAGCGGCCAGCAGCTGCTCAACGCCTTTGTGGAGCCGCTGGCCCTCGACCTGCCCCGCTTCATGGACGCCAGCGACAAGGAAAAGGCTGACATCCTGCTGCGCATCATCGGCGTTGGGGCCGAGCTGCACACCCGGGATCTGGAGATCAAGGGCCTGTACGACAAGCGCACCTTCACCGGTCAGCTGGCCGCCCAGAAAAAGCACTTTGCCGAGGAAATGATCTCCTACCCGGAAGCCCCGGACGAGCCGGTGAGCGCCTCCGAGCTCATCCGCCAGCAGCAGGACATTCTGGCCCGGAATGGCGAGAACCAGCGCCTGCGGGCCCAGTATGCAGAGCTTGAACAGCAGGTGCAGCAGTGTGTGGACGAGCTGAAGCGCACCCGGGAACGCATTGCCACACTGCAGCAGCTGGCAGATGAACTGGACGCCAAGCACACCAAGTTGTTCAATCAGCGGGAAACTGCAAGAAAGACCGTCTCCCAGCTGCAAGACGAATCCACCGCCGAGCTGGAAGCCTCCATCCGGGACATTGAGGAGACCAACCGCAAGGTGCGGGCCAACCTGGAAAAATCCCGGGCTGAGGACGAAGCCGCCCAGTACGCCAGCGAGTACGACCGCCTGACCGAATCCATCCAGCAGAAGCGTGCCGAGCGCATGGCCCTGCTGAACGGGGCCGACCTGCCCCTGCCGGGGCTGAGCGTGGAGGACGGCGTCCTTACTTACAAAGGCAAGCACTGGCGGGATATATCCGGCAGTGACCAGCTGCGGGTGGCCGCCGCCATCGTGCGCCGGCTGAACCCGGACTGCGGCTTTGTTCTGCTGGACAAGCTGGAGCAGATGGACATGACCACCCTGCAGGAGTTTTCCGCCTGGCTGGAAGCCGAGGGCCTGCAGGCCATTGCTACCCGCGTTTCCACCGGCAGTGAGTGCCAGATCATCATTGAGGACGGCATGGTCAAGGACGCCGTGCCGCCCGAAGAGAAGCCCCAGCCCCGGAGCTGGACGAAAGGAGCGTTTTAAATGAGCAAGTATGCAGTCACCAGCGGCATCCAGACCGCCCCCGTCAAAACCGTGCTGTACGGCCCGGAGGGCATTGGCAAATCCACCTTTGCCTCCCATTTTCCGGATCCGGTGTTCATCGACACCGAGGGCGGCACCAAGCGGCTGAACGTCAAGCGCCTGCCCCAGCCCACAAGCTGGGCCATGCTGCTGGACGAGGTGGCCGAGGTGCGCAAGGGCAGCATCCCCTGCGGCACGCTGGTCATCGACACAGCCGACTGGGCCGAGCGCCTGTGCATCCAGGCGGTGTGCGCCCGTGCCAAGGTCAACGGCATCGAAGATTTTGGCTACGGCAAGGGCTACACCTACGTCAAGGAGGAGTTCAGCAAGCTGCTGGATGCCCTGGAAGAGGTGCTGAACGCCGGCCACAATGTGGTGGTGCTGGCCCATGCCGCCATCACCAAGTTTGAGCAGCCGGACGCCGTGGGCAACTACGACCGCTGGGGCATGAAAACCAGCAAGCAGGTGGCCCCGCTGCTGCGGGAGTGGTGCGACATGCTGTTGTTCGCCAACTACAAGACCGTGGTGGAAAAGGCGGGCAGCAGTCCCAACGCCAAAAACAAGGCCAGCGGCGGCCGCCGGGTCATGTACACCACCCATCACCCCTGCTGGGATGCCAAGAACCGCTTTGGCCTGCCGGAGGAGGTGCCCTTTGATTATGCCGGCATTGCCGCCTGCATCTCCGGCACCACACCTGCGCCCGCACCGAAGCCGGAACCGCAGCCGCGCCCCCAGCCGAAGCCCCAGAGTGCGCCGGAAGAGGACATTCTGCCCGCACCCGCACCGCAGCCGGAACCGCCCGCCGAGACGGTGCCCAAAGCCCTGCTGGTGCCCGACCTGATCGCGCTGGGCGTGCCGGAAAAGCTGGCCCCGCTCATGAGCGCCAACAACGTCACCCCGGAGGAGCTGCAGGCTGTGGTGGGCAAGCGGGGCTACTTTCCCGAGGATATGCCCATCCGGAACTACCCCGCCGATTTCGTGGAGGGTTGCCTGGTGGCCGCATGGCCCCAGGTGCTGCAGATGGTGCTGGACGGCCGTGACCTGCCGTTTTGACAATTGAAAGGAGAATTTACTTATGAATGACATGAACACTGAAGGCCGCGCATTCGGCTGGGATGACGAATTTACCAACGAGCAGCAGGAATTCGTGCTGCTGCCGGAGGGGGATTACCCCTTTGAGGTCACCGGCATGGAGCGTGCCCGCTACGAGGGCGGTGCCAAGCTGCCGCCCTGCTCCATGGCAAAGTTGACCATCAAGGTGTTCGGCGGGGCCAAGGGCGACGCCACCGTCACCCACCGCCTGTACCTGCACACCAAGACGCAGGGCCTGCTGGGCGCGTTCTTTGAGAGCATCGGCCAGTGCAAGCGCGGCGAGACCTTCCGCCCCCGCTGGAACGAGGTGGTGGGCAGCAAGGGCCTGTGCCGCCTCGGCATCCGGGAGTACACCAAGCAGAGCGGCCCCCACGCAGGCGAGACCGGCCAGAGCAACGAGGTGCAGCGCTTCCTGCCGCCCCCGGCACCCAAGGCGGCACCCTCGCAGGGCTGGACGCAGGGGGCATTCTGATGGGGCAGGAACTGAGACCCTACCAGCAGCAGGCCCGTGACCGCATCCACGCCGAGTGGGACGCCGGCCACGCCCGCACCCTGCTGGTGCTGCCCACCGGCACCGGCAAAACCATTGTGTTTGCGTCGGTGGCTGCCGATCAGGTGCGTGCCGGCGACCGGGTGCTCATTCTGGCGCACCGGGGCGAGCTGCTGGAACAGGCTGCCGACAAGCTGCAGCGTTCCACCGGCCTTGTCAGCGCCGTGGAAAAGGCCGAATCCACCTGCCTGGACAGCTGGTTCCGGGTGGTGGTGGGCAGCGTGCAGACCCTGCAGCGCACCGCCCGGCTGGAACGCTTCCCGCAGGATTATTTCGGCACCATCATCATCGACGAGGCCCACCACGCCATCACCGACGGTTACCGCCGCATCCTGGACTACTTCAGCGGGGCCAAGGTGCTTGGCGTCACCGCCACGCCGGACCGCGGCGACATGCGCAATCTGGGCGAGGTGTTCGACAGCCTGGCCTTTGAGTACAAGCTGACCGACGCCATCAAGGAGGGCTATCTGTGCAAGATCATGGCCCAGACCATCCCGCTGCAGCTGGATATTACATCCGTGACCATGAGCGGCGGCGACTACGCCGTGGGCGACCTGGGCACAGCCCTTGATCCGTATTTGGAGCAGATCGCCGCCGAAATGGCTCGGCGCTGCAAGAGCCGCAAAACGGTGGTGTTCCTGCCGCTGATCAAGACCAGCCAGAAGTTCCGGGACCTGCTGAACACCTACGGCTTCCGGGCTGCCGAGGTCAACGGCCAGAGCGACGACCGCAGGCAGGTGCTGGCCGACTTCGATGCCGGCAAATACAATGTGCTGTGCAACTCCATGCTGCTCACCGAGGGCTGGGACTGCCCCTCCGTGGACTGCGTGGTGGTGCTGCGGCCCACCAAGGTGCGCAGCCTGTACAGCCAGATGGTGGGGCGCGGCACCCGCCTTTCCCCGGGCAAGACCGACCTGCTGTTGCTGGATTTCCTGTGGATGACCGACAAGCACGAGCTGTGCCGCCCGGCAGACCTGGTCTGTGAGGACCGCACTGTGGCCCGCCAGATGACCGAGCATCTGGCCGAGACCGGCTGCCCGGAGGACATCGAGGAGGCCGCCGCCCAGGCCAGCGAGGACGTGGTGGCCCAGCGGGAAGAAGCCCTTGCCAAGCAGCTGGAAGAGCAGCGCCGTAAAAAGGCAAAACTGGTGGACCCGCTGCAGTACGAAATGAGCATTCAGGCCGAAGATCTGGCCGGGTATGTGCCCGCCTTTGGCTGGGAGGCCGGTCCGCCCAGCGAGCAACAGACCGCCGCGCTGGAAAAGCTGGGCATCCTGCCGGACGCAGTGGAATCCGCCGGCAAGGCCGCCCTGCTGCTGGACCGCCTGAACAAGCGCCGGGACGAGGGCCTGACCACGCCCAAACAGATCCGCTGTCTGGAAAAGTACGGGTTCCAGCATGTGGGCACCTGGAGCTTTGAGGCCGCCCGCCACATGATCGATCGCATAGCGGCTCAGGGCTGGCGCGGCGTGCCCAAGGGCGTGAACCCCCGCACCTATACCCCCGCTGCGGAGCCGCCTGCTGCAGACAGTCCTTTTGATTTTGGATGGTAACGTGAATGGACAATGCGAATGAACTCAAAGAAGCGCTGGATTTTCTCAGCCCGTCCGCCCTGACCTACGACGAATGGATCCTGGTGGGCATGGGCCTGAAGGAAGCCGGCCTGCCCGTGGAAGCATGGGAGCAGTGGAGCGCCCGGGACGGGGGCCGCTACCACAAAGGCGAGTGCGCCAAGAAGTGGGCCAGTTTCCACGGCGGCGGGGGCAGCCCCGTCACGGCCAGCAGTATCTTTCAGCTGGCCTATTCCAGCGGATGGAGAGGCCCTGCCGGCCATGCACTGGACTGGAACGACGACATCTCCGCCGGGACGAACCACACAGACGGCCAGCTGGTAGACCCCCGTTGGGTGGAAGCCCACGATCTCGCCCTGCCGGAACAGTGGGACCCTGTGGACCAGCTCAGGCGCTACCTGCAGGCCCTGTTTGAAGAGGACGAGTATGTGGCCTATGTCACCGAGAGTTTCATGGCCGACGACAAACGCCGCCCGGCCAAGGGCAGCTGGACCCGCACCGCCGGGCAGCTCCTTGCCGAACTGGGCACCTGCGGCGGGGATCTCGGCAAGGTGCTGGGCGACTGGGACCCGGAGGTGGGTGCCTGGATCTGCTTCAACCCCGTGGACGGCACAGGCCGCAAGGACGCCAACGTCACCGCCTACCGCTACGCCCTTGTGGAGTGCGATAACATGGAGCTGGGCAAGCAGCAGGCCATCATCAAGCAGCTGGAGCTGCCCTGCGCCGCGCTGGTGTACTCCGGCGGCAAGAGCGTCCACGCCATCGTCAAGGTGGACGCCCCGGACTATGCCGAGTACCGCAAGCGGGTGGATTACCTCTACGCTGCCTGCCAGAAAAACGGCCTGACCCTCGACCAGCAGAACCGCAACCCCAGCCGCCTGAGCCGGATGCCCGGCATCCTGCGCGGCGACAAGCGGCAGGTGCTTCTGGAGACCAATTTCGGCAAGAGCTGCTGGGACGAGTGGGTGGACTGGCTGGAAGCCGAGACCGACGACCTACCGGACACCGAGAACCTCGCCGCCGACTGGGAGCACCTGCCCCCGCTGGCAGACCCGCTCATCTTCGGGGTGCTGCGCAAAGGGCACAAGATGCTTCTGGCGGGCCCCAGCAAGGCCGGCAAGAGCTTTGCCCTCATCGAGCTGTGCATCGCCATTGCCGAGGGCAAGCCGTGGCTGGGCCAGTTCTCCTGCGCCCAGGGCAAGGTGCTGTACATCAATCTGGAGCTGGATCGGGCCTCCTGCCTGCACCGCTTCAAGGATGTGTACACCGCCATGGGCCTGCCGCCGGAGCACCTGAAAAACATTGACATCTGGAACCTGCGCGGTGCGTCCGTGCCCATGGACAAGCTGGCCCCCAAGCTCATCCGCCGGGCCCAGAAAAAGGGCTACATGGCCGTGGTGCTGGACCCCATTTATAAGGTAATCACCGGCGACGAGAACAGCGCCGACCAGATGGCCAAGTTCTGCAACCAGTTTGACCTTGTGTGCCGCGCACTGGACTGCGCCGTGATCTACTGCCATCACCACAGCAAAGGTGCCCAGGGCGGCAAGCGCAGCATGGACCGTGCGTCCGGTTCCGGCGTGTTCGCCCGTGACCCGGACGCCATGCTGGACATGACCGAGCTGGTGCCAACCGATGCTATCCGCCAGCAGCTGCACAACAAGGCCGCCTGCCGGGTCATCAAGGCCATGCTGGATAAGCGCGGCCATGCCGATGCCTACGGCCCGGACGATGCCCTCAGCCGCACCCGGATGCTGGCCATTGCTAAGGAAAAACTCGGCCTTGCCGACCTGCGCGCCATCGACGCAGAGGTGGCCGCCGCTGAGAAAAAGGCCGACGGCATGACCGCCTGGCGCATCGAGGGCACCCTGCGCGAGTTTGCCCGGTTCGACCCGGTCAACCTCTGGTTCGACTACCCCGTGCACAAGCTGGACACCGGCCTGCTGGAGGACCTGCAGCCGGACGGCGACGTTAAAGGCTTTGCGGCACGCGGCGCGGAAAAACGCTGGGGCAGCCGGGAGAAGCTGGCCAAGAACAAATCCGTGGAGCTGTCCACCGCCTACGAATCCTGCACGATGGACGGCAAGGTCACTGTCTACGCCATGGCCGAGTATATGGGCCTGAAGCCGGACACCGTGCGCCGCCGCCTGAAAGCGGACGGCGGTTACTGGGTAGATGGCGCGGACGTGGGACGCAAAGAACCCGGTTCCAACGGATGATTACAAATTGCAATATTTTGTTTTACGCAACGTACAAAAACAGTAAAATGCCCGCATAATCCGTCCGCGTCCGGCTTCCGGATTTCGGAAAATGCCGCATTTTCCTACGGATCCGGGACGGAAAATGCCTATATATAATAGCATAATCCGTCCGTGTGTGATGGGGATCCCGGAGGATGGGCGTACACAGCCCCATCCATCCGGGGAACCCTCCCCATCACGTTGGCCTGAACTGAAAAAAAGAAAAACGAGGTGAACCCCATGTACATGCAATTCTTCGTCCCCATGCAGCCGCCCACCACCACCCACAACGCAAAGCAGCTGCACGCCTACATGAAGGGCGGCAAGCCCTGCGCCGTGCTGCACGACAGCCCGGAACTCAAAGCCACCCGTGCCAAGCTCCATGCCCATCTGGCACCCCACGCCCCGGCAAAGCCCATCCCTGCCGGCAGACCGGTGCGCCTGCTGGTCAAGTGGTGCTTCCCCTCCGAGGGGCGCAGGAACGGTGCGTGGCGCACCAGCAAACCCGACACCGACAACCTGGAAAAGGCTCTCAAGGACGAGATGACCCGCCTGCACTTCTGGGACGACGATGCCCAGGTGTGCAGCGAGATTGTGGAGAAGTTCTGGTCGGACCCCTGCGGGGTGTTTGTCCGGGTGGAGGAGCTGGCATGACCTACGAAGAGAAAAAGGCCAGGCTCTGGCGGTACAGGTCGGCCAAACGGTTCGAGCGGCTGCGTCTGGACGAGCTGGCTACGCTGGAAGCGGAAGCCATGCACACCACCCAGCGCTATTCCGCCACACCGGGCGGCGGCGGGGACGGGCAGGCGCTGCCCAGAGCCGTGGAGCGCATCGAGGAAGCCCGGCAGGCTGCCGAAGCGCAGTCCACTGTGTGCGACGCCATCCGGGCCGAGATCATGGACGTGTTCAGCCAGCTGGACGATGAGGTGGACTTCATGATCCTGTTCCGCCGGTATATCCTGCTGGAAAACTGGGACAAAATCGCTGTGCATGTCCGACTGGCAAAGCGCTGGATCTTTACCCGCCATCGTGCGGCCATCGAAAAGCTGGAGATCAAAGACAGCACTGAACAGCACCAAACAGCATCTATCCAACACCCTGAATCCGAAGTATAATTAGAATGCCGAAGCCCGCAGGAAAGGTTTACTCCCTTCAATCCTGCGGGCTTTGTGCTGCCCGGCTGCGACAGGGGAACACCTTACCGACCAACAGCCTGAATGTACCAGCCGGGCAATCTTGAACATTCTCAGCCGTCCCATTCCGGGGCGGCTTTTTTGTACCCACCCCCCGGTCTATACCCAGGGGGTCATTTTGTACCCTGCCCCCCTCCGCAAAGCACCCCCGCCCCTGCAAAGGCCCCCGGAGAGTGCCTGGCGGGGTGCAAGCCTGCCTGCCATGTGCAGGCTTTTTGTCTGTCAGGAGGTGAACCGCATGGGCAACCCGCGCTATGCCAACGGCCAGCTGCGGCGGCGCAACCGGGCCCGGCTCCGGGCGATGGGCGGCGAATGCGGCATCTGTCACGGGCGTTTCGGGCCGATCCATTATGATGAGCCTTCCGACGCACAGCATCCCCTGTCCTTTGTTGTGGATGAGATCAAGCCAGTGTCCCGCTGGCGGCAGTTTGGCTACCCCTCCGCACGGGCCGCGGCTGAGGACTGGACGAATCTCCAGCCAGCACATTACTGGTGCAATGCCCAGAAGGGCAACAAAGTGGTGCAAACCGAGCCGAAAAAGCCCGGAAAACGCATCAGTGCGCCGCGGATCCAGGACGGCGAGTGGTAGGTGGGGAGGGTCCCCCCTCCCGTGACCCCGGCGACCCAGGGCCGTCAGCGCCGATTTACACACAGGAAAAATTGGAAAGGGGTGTCAGGGCATGGCAACCATGAAAAGCGTCACGGCCCGGGGCACCCGGCTGGAGCAGCTGAAGCAGCTGGCAAAAGTCCTGGCTTCCGGCATTGATGCCTGTGAGGACTGCCGGGCACTGCCCCAGCTGACCAAGCAATACCGGGAGACCATCCGGGAAATTGAAGAGATCGAAGGAGCAGCAGATGACACGGACGAGATCAGCGAGATCCTCGCACAGCGGGAAAGTGATGGGAAGCCAGGAGCCGTCCGCACACATCGCACCGCCGTATAACGCCACCGACGGGCAGGACGCCGTGCGCATCCTGTGTGCTGGCGGCACCGTGCTGGATCCGTGGCAGAGCGACATTCTGGACGACTGGATGGGCCGCACGGTGTCCGGCAAATGGTCTGCCCCCACTGCGGGCGGCAGCGTGCCCCGCCAGAACGGCAAGAGCCTACTGGTGCAGGGCCGCGCGGAAGCCGGCATGCTGCTGTTCAACGAGACCGTCATTTACACGGCCCACCTGCAAAAGACCGCTACCGAGACTTTTGAGGAAATGCGGGCCTTTTTCGAGAGCCCCAAGCTGCGCCGCCATGTGGCCGAGATCAAGACGGCGCTGGGCCGGGAGCAGATCATCCTGAAAAGCGGTGCCCGTATCAAGTTTCTGGCCCGCACCCGCAACGGCGGACGCGGCCAGCACGGCGACCTGCTCATCTTCGACGAGGCGCAGGAGCTGGACGAGACCGCCCAGGGCTCTTTCCTGCCGGCCATTTCAGCCAGCCTGAACCCCCAGACCATCTATGTAGGCACGCCGCCGGGCCCGGACGCCGTGGGCACCGTGTTCCGTGCGCTGCGTCGGCGCGCGCTGGACGGCGACGCCCAAAAAGCCGCCTGGTTCGAGTTCTCGGTGCCGGAGATCGGCAACGTGAAGGACCCGGAGCGCTGGGCAGCCGCAAACCCGGCCCTCGGGCGGCGCATCCAGTTTTCTACCATTGAGGGCGAGGCTGAACAGCTGGACCCGGACACCTTTGCCCGGGAACGTCTGGGCTGGTGGAGCCCGGAAACCACGGAGCATCTGGACTACGCCATCGACCGCACCGCCTGGGCAGCCTGTGCCAGCGAGGATCCGAAGCCCGAGGGCAAGACCGCCTACGGCGTCAAGTTTGCAGCGGACGGCAGCGCCGTCTGCTTGTGCGGTGCCGTGATCCCCAAAGAGGGCCCCGCCCGGGTGTCCCTCATCGAGCTGCGGCCCTCCGGCCAGGGCCTTGCCTGGCTGGCCGACTGGCTGAACGACCGGTACGGCAAAGCCAGCTGTGTGGTCATTGACGGCCGCAACGGCGTGGACGTGCTGGTGGAGCGCATCAAGGAGGTATGGCGGGCAAAGAACTCCGTCATCCGCCCTGCCGCCCGGGACATCATTGCCGCCGTGAGCGGCTTCACCAACAGCGTCAACGAGGGAGCGCTGACCTGGTACAAACCCCAGACCACGCTGGATGCGAGCGCCGTGACCGCCGTCAAGCGGCCCATCGGCGGGGGCTATGGTTTTGGTGGCGACGACAGCCTGCCGGTGGAAGCCTGTGCCCTGGCCCTCTGGGGTGCCAAGACCAGCCGCCGGAACCCCACCCGCAAGATGAAGATCGGTTAAGAGGAACGCAATGCAAACTTTGAATTTTGGCCATGTGCCGGGGCTGACGCAGGAAGAGCAGAAACAGCTGCAGGACCTGGCCGCGGCCTACAACTACCACCAGAGCCGCAACGCCACCAAAGACAAGTATTATGAGGGGCACATCTCCCTACGGGATGTGAACCTCGGCATTGCCCTGCCGCAGGGCCTGCGCAATCTGGAAGTCGGTTGCAGCTGGGGCCAGAAGGCCGTGGATGTGCTGGCTGCACGCAGCATGTTTGACGGCTTTGTGGGCACCGGCGGCAGCCTGGACGGCCTGGCGAAGCTGGTGGCCGATAACCGTCTGGTGGCCGAGTACGCCAAGGCCTGCCGGGACGAGCTGAAATACGGCTGCGTGTTTGCCACCCTTTCCGCTGATGCAGACATTGGCTGCCGTGTCCGGTTCCACTCGCCCGCCATGGCTTCGGCCCTCTGGAGCGGCGAGAAGGGCCGCATCGACTGCGGCATGGCCATCATCGACACCGTGAAGGATGAACACTTCGAGGACGCCTGGCGGCCCACGCTGGTGTATTTCTACACCGACACGGACCTCATCGTGCTGCGCGGCAACGGCAGCTTCTGGACGGCGGAACGCAAGCCCCACCCCATGGGCCGCCCGCTGATGGAACCCCTGATCTGGAACGCCACCAACTCCAAGCCCTTTGGCCGCAGCCGCCTCAAGCGCCCCATCCGGGCACTGATCGACGACTATGTGCGCACGGCAGCCAACGCCACCATTGCACTGGAGTTCGACACCACCCCGCAGAAATACATTCTGGGTGTGACCGATGAGCAGTATGACGCCATTGTGAGCAACAAATTCAAGACCTACATCGGGTCGATCATTGCGGCCACCTCGAACCCCGAGACTGGCGAAAACCCGGTGCTGGGTCAGCTGGCGCAGGGCAGCCTGACGCCCCATGTGGAAAAGATGCGCATGACGGCTACCCAGTTTGCAGCGGCCACCGGCCTGACCGTCACCGATGTGGGCGTGGTGAACGACGCCAACCCCACCAGCAGCGACGCCATTCTGGCCCAGAGCCAGACGCTGGTGCTGCTGGCGCAGCAGCTCAACACCGGCAACGGGGACGCTCTGTGCACCATCGCCCGCATGGCGCAGGCGGTGGCCCGGGAGTGCTCTCTTGCCGACCTGACCGAGGAAGAGACCGGCATTGTGGCCCATTTCAAGAACCCAGCCATGCCCAGCGTGGCGGTGACGGCGGACGCTGCCATCAAGATCGCATCCGCCCGGCAGGAGTTTGCCGGCACGGACACATTCCTGGAGATGATCGGCTTTGATCAGGCGGACATCCGGCGCATCAAGGCGCAGGAGCAGCGCCAGCGCGGACAGAAACTGCTGATGGAGATGGAAGATGCAGATCTCAGCGAAAACGTGGAATGAGTACATCACCCGCCTGTCCCGGCTGAACCAGAAAGCCGGGCAGCTCATGCGGGAATACATCGACCGGCACGGCACCGCAGACACGGCGGACCTGATCGCATACGCCTACGGCCTTGTGACGAAGTACGGTGAGGGCAGCGCCGAGCTGGCCTGCCAGATGTATGACGCCCTGGCCGAGGCGCAGGGCGCTCTGGTGCCCGCGGCAGAGCCTGCCGAGACCGCCAGCTACAACGAGGTGGCCCGCATGGTGAATGCCACCAAGGACCAGAACCCCGCCAACCTGCCGAACGGTGTGAGCCGTCTGGTGAAGCGTGCCGGGGCCGACACCTCCCTGCGCAATGCCGCCCGGGACGGTGCTGAGTGGGCCTGGGTGCCCCATGGGGACACCTGCCCGTTCTGCATCACGCTGGCGTCCAACGGCTGGCAGAACGCCAGCGATAAAGTGTTGAAGGGCGGTCATGCCCAGCACATCCACGCCAACTGCGACTGCGAGTTTGCCATCCGGTTCGACCACCGCACCACCGTGGCCGGGTATGATCCTGAAAAATATCTGGCGCAGTACAATGCCGCCGGCGGCGACATCAACGCCATGCGCCGCATTGATTATGCTGCCCGGAAGGATGCCATCAATGCCCAGAAGCGGGCGGCGTATGCCGTGAAAAATGCCTTACCCAAAATCCAAAACTTTAATCCGCTTCCTGAAAATCAGGTGGTCGATGTTCTCCGTAAAGAGGCCCAGCCGTGGATTGATAAGCTCTCTGCTGCCGAACAAGACGCCATACAAAAGTATACATATAACCCCGGAGATCAAAGGCCGAACCGTTTCTTTGAACGCATCAACCGAATGCTGCGCGGCGATTCAGAAGAAGATGCCCATCTGCGCATGTATGCTGAGCGAATCTCTGATGCACTAAAACGCAGTCCCTTGAAGCATGATGTTTTGTGCTATCGGGCAATGGAATTCAATCCTTTCGACGGGATGCAGGTGGGAGATATTGTTTGCCCCGGACAATTTTACAGCACATCCGTAGTGAAAAGCGGCTCTTTGAAAAAAGACTTTCGCATTACAATTTGTGCGAGGTCTGGTTCTCTGGCTGGATATGTTGAACCGTTAAGCAAATTCAAGGAGCAACGAGAACTTTTATTTGACAAAGACACCCTGTATAGAGTATTATTATCAAAAGAGAAAGAAGTTGTGTTGGAGGTGATTTTGCCATGAAAGATAACAAACATATGACGGAAGGCGAACTTGCTTGGCAGGAGCGTCAGGAAACATGGGCAAAAGAGCCTGTCAAATTTCGGAAATTGACGCCTGAGGAAATTGCAAAATTAAAAGAGCAGGGGCGTATTTGATTCTTCCCATCCGCTGAACCACGATGCACACGCACCGTGGTTTTCTTTTGCCCATTTTTAGGAGGCACTCTATGGATAAGCACTCTGGTTCCAACTCTGGCATCGGCTTTTGCGGCCTGCTGAGTATTCTCTTTATCGCCTTAAAGTTGACTGGTTTTATTCACTGGTCATGGCTTTGGGTGCTGTCACCACTCTGGATCAGCCTTGCCATCTGGATCGTGCTGGTTCTGATCGTTACCGCAATTGACCGCTGATCTCGTCCTTTTTCTTTAAGCACTGTGCAAAAAATGCACAGTGCTTTTTTCATGCCGTCTTAGCTCAGAGGCAGAGCGCCGGTCTCCAAAACCGGATGCCGCAGGCCCGAACCCTGCAGACGGTGCCATGTGCCGGTGTTTTTGCCGGCCTATCATTCACAACGCCACGGCTGCGGTAAAGCCGGAAAGGAGAATCCATTATGGCAGAAACTGTGCATCAGGAAAACACCCCCGCTGCCGGAGAGCAGCAGACCGAGCGCACCTTTACCCAGGCGGAGATGAACGCCATCATCTCCGACCGGCTGACCCGTGAGCGCTCCAAATACGCCGACTACGACGACCTGAAAGCCAAGGCAGCCCAGTTCGATGCCGCCCAGGAGGCAGGCAAGACTGAGCTGCAGAAAGCAAACGAGAAGGCCGCAAAGCTCCAGCAGCAGCTGGACGCCCTGAACAGCGCCAACACCCTGCGGGAAGTCCGCGCCAAGGTGTCCGCTGCCACCGGCGTGCCCGCTGACCTGCTCAGCGGCGACACCGAGGAAGCCTGCACCGCACAGGCACAGGCCATCCTCAAGTTTGCAAAGCCCGGCTACCCCAACGTCCGGGACGGCGGTGACCCTCACCACACCCCCACCTGCTCCACCCGTCAGCAGTTTGCCGACTGGTTCGAGCAGGTGACCAAGTAACCTGTAAAGGAGAGATTATTTACAATGGCAGCAACCGATATCAACCGCACGACCACCATCACCCTGCCCGGCGAGGTGTCCAGCGAGATCCTGCAGAAGACCCAGGAGAGCTCTGCCGTCATGGCACTGGCCCGCTCCATCAAGCTGCCGGGCCTGGGCACGACCATCCCCATCATCACCGGCGACCCCGAGGCCGCCTGGGTGGGTGAGACCGAGAAAAAGCCGGTCAAGCGCGGCACTCTGGCCACCAAGGTCATGCAGCCCTACACGCTGGCCGTGATCGTGCCCTTTTCCAACCAGTTCCGCCGCGATGTGCCGGCCCTGTACGACGAGCTGGTGAAGCGCCTGCCGCTGGCGCTGGCTCAGAAGTTCGACGCCACCGTGTTCGGCGGCGTGACGGCCCCCGGCTCCAACTTCGACACCCTGAAAGCCTGCACCGCGCAGGAGATCGGCACCGACGCCTACGCCGGTCTGGTGGCCGCTGACGCCGACATTGCCGACCACAACGGCATCCTGAACGGCTGGGTGCTGTCCCCCAAGGGCAAGGCCCTGCTGCTGAATGCTGTGGACGGCAACAAGCGCCCGCTGTTCATCAACAGCGTGGCCGAGGGTGCCGTGCCTATGATCCTGGGCTCCAAGACCGTGCAGAGCAAGGGCGCGTATGTTTCCGGCGCGCCGGATGTGGTCGGTTTTGCCGGCGACTGGACCCAGGCGGTGTATGGCACCGTGGAGGGCGTACAGATCGCCATTGCAGACCAGGCTACCCTGGATGACGGCGGCACCTCCATCAACCTGTTCCAGCAGAACATGTTTGCCGTGCGTGCCGAGATTGAGGTGGGCTTCCGCTGCGATACCACCGTGTTCAACAAGCTGACTAAGGCGGCGGGCTGATGGTGGAGTTTATCAATCAGCTGACCGGTACGGTCATGTACGTTGCGGAGGAGCGCGCGGCAGAATACGCCGCTGCAGGCCATAAGCAGGTGGCGCGGGACCCTCCCGCTGCCCCTGCGGCAGAAAAGCCCAAGGCGGCCCGCAAGACCAGAGCAAAGTGAGGTGCTTCCCATGCTTTACGCTGAAGTGCAGGATGTGGAGGCCGGCTTCCGTGCTCTCTCCAAAGAGGAACAGACCCGCTGCGTTGCCCTGCTGAGCGAAGCGGCCGTGATCATCGACCACTACAACCCGGACGCGGATGCCGACACCAAGCGTGTGGTGTCCTGCCGGATGGTGCGCCGCCAGTTGGGCGAGGACGACAGCACGGGCGGCGTCAGCTTTCCCATGGGTTCCACCCAGGGCACCGCCACCGCGCTGGGCTACTCCCAGAGCTGGACCATGAGCGGCGGCTCTTCCGGGGAGCTGTATCTTTCCAAACTGGAAAAGAAACTGCTGGGCGTGGGCAGCCGCGTGGGGGCCCGCAGCCCGCTGGAGGACTTATGTTGAAAGGCATCGACATCACCCTGTACGAAAAGACCCAGTCCGGCACAGACGAGGCCGACGCCCCGGTCTACACCGAAACGCCGGTCACCGTGCACAACGTGCTGGTGGGCGAACCCTCCGCCGAGGAGATCACCACCGAACTGCAGCTGACCGGCCGGCGGCTGGCCTACACGCTGGCCATCCCCAAGGGCGACGCCCACGACTGGAACGACGTGCAGGTGGCGTTTTTCGGCCAGCACTTCCGCACCTGCGGGGGCGTCGTGCAGGGCATCGAGCGCATGATCCCGCTGTGCTGGAACAAGAAGGTGCAGGTGGTAAGGGATGAGTAAAGTGCGCTTTGAGCTGGATCGCGCCGGGGTGCGCGCCCTGATGCGCAGCCCCGAGATGCAGGCCGTGCTGAAAGCGCGGGCCGACACCGTGAAAGGCCGCTGTGGCGACGGGTACGAGGCCTATATGGCCCAGACCCGCGCCGTGGCCGTGGTGGAGACCGCCACCCGGCAGGCCGTTGACGATAACTCGGCCAACAACACCCTGCTCAAAGCCACATCAGCCAGCCGGAAGGGCGCGACCGTGCACGAGCACAAACGCCACTTGAAGGACGGCAGGGTCATCACCGTAAGGAGCTACCAGAGGAAGAAATGATTGAAGAAACCATCCGCAGCTTTCTGGCCGAGCGGCTGGACGTGCCGGTCCGGCTGAGCGTGCCAACACCGGCCCCCGCCCGCTTTGTGGTGGTGGAAAAGACCGGCTCCGGCTATGAGGACGGCATCTATAGCGCCACCATCGCGGTGCAGTCCTACGGGCCCGCCGCCACCAGCCACGACGGCACCCTGGATGCGGCCAAGCTCAACGAGCTTGTCAAGGCCGCCATGCAGGACGCCGACAACCTGCCGCAGCTTGTGCGCTGCGACCTTTATTCCGACTACAATTTCCCCGACACCACCCGAAAACGACCCCGCTATCAGGCCGTTTTCGGCGTGGTGCATTACTGATCGAAAGGAGCCTTTTTTATGGCAGATGCAAAGAACGTGACCGCTGCAAAGCCCAAGGTGGGCGGTGCCGTCTGGCGTGCACCGCTGGGCACCACCCTGCCCACCGACGCCAAGACCGCGCTGGACAAGGCATTCAAGAGCCTGGGCTATATCTCCAGCGACGGCCTGACCAACGCAAACTCTCCCTCCAGCGAAAACACCACTGCCTGGGGCGGCGACACCGTGCTGACCCAGCAGACCGAGAAGCCGGACACCTTCGCTTTCACCCTGCTGGAATCCCTGAACCCTGACGTGCTGAAGGCCGTGTACGGTGACGACAACGTCACCGGCGACCTGACCACCGGCATCACGGTCAAGGCCAACTCCAAAGAACAGAAGGACTGCTGCTGGGTGGTGGAGATGATCATGAAGGACGATGTGAACAAGCGCATCGTCATTCCGGACGCCGCCGTCACCTCGGTGGGCGACATCACCTATTCCAACGGTGCCGTGGGCTACAACACCACCCTGACCGCCGTGCCGGACACTTCCGGCAACACCCACTACGAGTACATCACCGCCAAGGGCGCATAAGGAGGACAAAACGCATGATCACTGCAAAAACCAAGGACGGCTTTGAGATCGAACTGAGCGAGGACGCACTGGACGACGCCGAGTTGCTGGACGCCCTGGGCGGCATGCAGGACGGCAACGTCTTTGACATGAGCCGCCTGACCCTGCGCCTGCTGGGCAAGGAGGGCCGGAAGAAGCTGTATGACCACCTGCGCACCCCGGATGGCCGTGTGCCGGTGGCCAAGGTGGCGGACGCTCTGGGCGAGCTGATGAACAGCTTCACGGCCGGAAAAAACTCTGCATCCTCGCCGAACTGATCGCATCGGACGAGGACGCCCTGATCTGCGATTTTGCCCAGTATTACCATGTGCTGGACTGGCGTGCCCTGCCGCTGCGTCTGGCCGCCACCCTGGCCGCAGGCCTGCCGGAAACAAGCCGCAGCCTGCGCAAGGCGGCAGGCCGCACGGTGGACTTTGAGACGGAACTGCTGGCTTACGCCGCCGACCGCCTGACCCAGGTGCTCTGGTGGCTGCACAACGACACGTCCAAGCCGCCCTCCGTGCTGGCCGACCTGTGCGGCGAGGCGGACACCAGCAACGTGCAGTGCTACGCCAGCGCAGAAGAATTTGACGCCGCCCTTGCGGCGCTGAAAGGAGGTTGACGCCATGGCGGACGGAATCGAACTGGGCAAGGCATATGTCCAGATTGTTCCCTCGGCGCAGGGCATCAAAAGCGCCCTGACTGAGATGTTTGACGAGGAGACCGACGGCCTTGGCGAGCAGACCGGGCAGAGCATCGGTCAGGAACTCATCGGCACCCTGAAGAAAGTGATCGCGGCGGCCGGCATCGGCAAGATCATCTCGGATTCCATCAACATGGGCGGTGCCCTGCAGCAGAGCCTTGGCGGCGTGGAAACGCTGTTCAAGGACAGTGCCGACACGGTCAAGGAGTACGCCGCGCAGGCATACCGGACCGTGGGGCTTTCGGCCAACGACTACATGGAGCAGACCACCAGCTTTGCGGCCAGCCTGCTGTCCAGCGTCAGCCAGGACACCGACGCTGCTGCCCAACTGTCCAACATGGCCATGGTGGATATGGCCGACAACGCCAACAAGATGGGCACGGATATGCAGGATATCCAGAACGCCTATCAGGGCTTTGCCAAGCAGAATTACACCATGCTGGATAACCTCAAGCTCGGCTACGGCGGCACACAGGCCGAGATGCAGCGGCTGTTGAACGACGCCACCAAGATCTCCGGCGTGAAGTATGACCTCGGAAATCTGGCCGACATGTACAGCGCCATCCACATCATCCAGCAGGAAATGGACATCACCGGCACTACCGCAAGGGAAGCAGCCACCACCCTGACCGGCAGCTTTGCCGCCATGAAGGCGGCTGCGGAAAACGTGATGGGCAACTGGTCCACCGGCGCAGACCTCACCGAGCCGCTGCAGGCGCTGGCCGACACGGCACAGACCTTTCTTGTGGATAACCTGCTGCCCATGATCGGCAATGTACTGGCAGGCATTCCGGAAATCGTTTACAGCCTTGTGCCGGAGCTCCTGCAGACCGGCACCGAGCTGCTAAGCTCCCTGGCACAGGGCTTCACCGAGGGCATCCCGGAGTTCTTCTCCACTGCTCTGCCGCAGCTGCTGGCCTTTACGGACCAGCTGCGGGACAACGCGGCCAGCTTTGTGGACGCCGGTCTGAACCTTATCACCCAGCTGCTCAACGGTCTGATCGCCGGTCTGCCGGACCTGATCGCCTATGTGCCGGATATCATCATCAACATCTGCGGCATCATCAACGACAACATGCCCAAGATCCTCGGCGAGGGCGTGGCCATCATCGTGCAGCTGGTCGTGGGCATCGTCAAGGCGGTGCCGGATCTGCTGGCCAACTGGAAGAAGATCCTGCAGGCCGTGTTGTCGGTGATCTCGGCCATCAACTGGCTGAACATCGGCAAAAACATCCTCACTGGTGTGGCAAACGGCGTCAAGAGCATGGGTTCCAGCATGCTGAATGCCTTCAAGGGCGGATTTTCCAGCGCACTGAACTGGATCAAGAGCCTGCCCTCGCAGGCCGTGCAGTGGGGCAAGAACCTGATCCAGAGCTTCATCAACGGCCTCACCGGCAAAGGCGGTGCGGTTGGTGCAGGAGCCATCGCAGCCACCGCCGGTGCCACCATTGCTAAAACCGCCAGCGGGAACGACTGGTCCTCCGTCTGGGCGGACGCCAACGCCGACGTGGCCGACAGCGCCCAGTCCATGGCGGAGGTGGTCGTCCCGGCCTATACCAAGTCCGGGGACGCCGCCACCAAGGCGGCCAAAAAGACCAAAGCCGCCGCACAGGCCGCCGAGACCCTGCTGTGGTCCCTGCAGGACGCAGGCCACACCGACACCACCAACGCCCTGGGCAAGGTGACCATCCAGACCACCGAGCTCACCGAGCACCTGCGCAAGGGCAGCGAGGAGTATGACCGGCTGACCCGCACCGTGACCGAATCCGGCAAGGAGATGGTGAACGGCGTAGTGAAAAACTACAAGACTGTCACCAAGTATGTCACCGACCACGGCAAGACCACGGCCCAGACCCAGAAGGTCTACGAGGAAATTGCCGCCACTGTAGCCAAGACCGTTACGTCTACAACGGATTCCGTCGTCAACGGCATTGCCACCAGCACCAAGACCATCACCGAGACCCTGACCGACAAAACCACGACCCAGAAGCAGGTCCTCACCGAGACCTACAACGACATCGTGGACGGAGCGCTTGTCACAGTGCAGCGGGTCAAGACCATTGCCGCCGATGGTGTCCCGCAGATCACCGAGGAGATCAAGAAAGCCTCTGCCAATAGCTTTGACGGCCTTGTCAAGGGCTGGCAGGACGAAGCCGACAAGGGCGTGGTGGGTACCTTCAGCACGCTGGTGACTGCTGTGAAGAAGCAGGACTGGCAGTCTGTCGGCGAATGGGTGCTGTCCACCCTGTACAACGGCCTTGCCCCGCAGGCAAAGCAGCTCATTGACGACTTCGGCAAGAACCTGATCCAGCAGGTCAACGGCTTGCTGGGCAAGGGGGTCAGTGCCGTCTCCAACGGCCTGTGGGATATGGGCGGCGACCTTGCCAAGGGCCTGACCAGCGGTTTTGCGGACGTGCTCACGCAGGCGCAGGGCCTTGGCACCACCCTCACCGGCATCTTTCAGGGGCTGAAAGGCCCGCTCACTGCGGCTGCCGCTGCCATCAGCACCGGCCTGAAGGGTGGACTGATCTCCAGCTTCCCGGAGATTTTGGCCTCCATGGGCACCCTGATCGGCTCCATCGGCAGCGCCTTTGTGGGGATGCTGGAAGCCGTCGCGGCGGCACTGTTCCCCACCGGATTCGGTGCCCCGCAGGCGCTGCTCATGATCGCGGCAGGCGTGGCCCTGACCGCTGCCATTGCGGCCATCGTGGCCGGCGTCGGCGGCGCGTTCAAGCGCAAGACCACGCCCGGCATCTCCGGCGGCACTTCCGGCAGCAGCACGACCTCCACGGCATCCGGCTCCCTGTGGGATTACGAGAAGCGCGCCCCGCTGCCGCAGCGCACCCAGCGGCCCAACATCGAGGTCAACCAGTACATTTACAGCAAAGCGCAGACGGCTGCTGACCTGATGCGCGAGGCACAGTACGAGCAGGAAAGGGCGGTGCTGCAGGGTGTTTGACGCGATCTTCAAGGCCAGCAACGGCCTGACCTTTTCCTTTGGCTACAAGGCGGGCGTGCTGTGGAGCATCACCCCGCTGGGTGACCTGCCCGTGGATCTGGAGACCAGCCAGGGTTACCAGCAGGTGGGTGCCACCGTGGAGAGCCGGAGCATTTCCGGCGTGACCCGCACGGTCACCGGGCGCATCCTGCGCAATCAGGACTACTGCAAGCGACAATTGCGGGATGTGTTTGCCCCCTACGTCACCGGCCGTTTAACCGTGGCCGGGGCCTACTGGTGCGACGCCGAGGTGCAGCGCACCCCGGACATCAGCGTGTCCGGCCTGTGGCCCACCTTCTCGTTTCAGCTCTACTGCCCGGACCCTTACTGGCACAGCGTGAAGGAGCTCACCGTCTCGACCTTGAGCGTAACACCCACCTTCCGCCTGCCGGTGTGCTACGATGTGCACAGCTACGGCGTGCGGGAACAGGCCAACTATTTGCGTATCGCCAACACCGGGCTGGCCACCCAGGACTGGGCTCTGACGCTGGAAGCCCGCGGCCCAGTGGTCAACCCCGGCGTCAAGGACCCGGAGACCGGCGAGTTCCTGCGCTTTGTCACCACCCTGCAGGACGGCGACAAGCTCCGGCTGTACCGCGAGAGCGGCCAGCTGAAACTGGAACAGATCATCGACGGCACCGGCTACAACATCATGTCCACGCTGGACGGGAGCAGCACCCTGTGGACTTTGCGCCACGGGACGCAGGCATGGCAGCGCACAGCGGATTCCGGCACGGAATGGCTGTTCCTGACCCTGACCTGCAGCACGGCGTTCTCCACCGTGGTCCTGGAGGTGGGCGGCAATGGCTGAACGGACAAGTACCCTGACCGCAGGCGGCCACAAGAGCATCTGCGTCTATGACGGCCAGCTGGAACTTCTGGGCCGGCTGGCAAGCTGGGTGTCGCTGGTCTGGCCGGAGCGCTACAACGTGTACAGCGGGGTGCAGGGTGCGCAGCTGGAGCTGCACGCCTCCACCGACCTGCAGGCGCTGTGCCGCCCGGACCGGTACCTCTGGCTCACCGGCTCCGACCGCATCATGCGCATCTGCTCGGCGCAGACCGACCGCTCCGAACACAAGCTCGTGATCTCGGCCAGGGACGCCGCCTGCATCCTGGACGAGCGCATCAGCACCCAGACCCTGAGCGGTTTTGCGGTGGAAAGTACCCTGCGCAGCCTTGTGTCCGGTGCGGCTGCATGGCCGGGGCTGGAGCTGGGCGTGCTTGCAGATCTTGCTGACGCCTACACCGGCGAGGTCAAGCCCGGCAGCCTGCTCAGCATCGCCGAACAGGTGTGCCAGGAACTGGACATCGGCTTCCGGGTGCGGTTCGACCAGCAGGCCAAGAAGCTGCTGTTTGAGCTGTACCGGCCCAAGCTGGACCCCAACGCCCGGTATGCGCCCCAGTACGGCAACCTGACCGGCCTGACCTACACTGAGAGCATCACCGACTACAAGAACATCGTGACCGTGGCGGGCGCGGACGGCACCGTCACCGTGGGTGCCACCGGCAACACCGGCTCTGCCCGGCGGGAACTGTATCTGGACGCCTCCAGCAAAAAGAAGGAGGACGGCCAGACGCAGGAGGAATATCTGGCCGCCCTGCGGGCGCTGGGCGAGCAGGAACTCGCCAAGCACACCCGCATCGAAAACTTCCGCTTCACGCCAACGGGCAGCGTCACGGTGGGCAAGGTGGTGGCAGCCAGCCTGCCCGGCACCGACATCCAGGCGGCCGCCCGCATCACCAGCGTGACCCTGAGTTCCCAGAAGGGCGAGAACACGGTCACCACCGAGATCGGCACACCGATCCTCAGGAGGAAACAATGAGCATTATCACTTACCCGCTGAACGGCGTGACCTACGACGCCGAGGACGTGAGCACCTATCTGTGTACCCGCACCTCCGGCGTCTACTCTAAGGACACGAACTACGCCGTCAGCGTCACCGGCGCGCGGCAGATCACCGTAGCCCCCGGCCTTGCATGGATCAACTACGACGACTTCAAGGGCGTCTCGGCCTGCAGCCGGGAGGCGGTCAACCTGATCGTCCCGGACGCCGACAGCACCCTGCCCCGCATCGACCGGGTGGTGCTGAAGTTCGACACCGCAGCCAACCTGACCGCCGTCAAGCTCAAACCCGGCACCCCTGCCGCCGCCCCGGAGCCGCCCGCCATCCTGCAGAACCACAACCAGTACGAGCTGGGCCTGTGCACGGTGAGCGTGCCCGCAGGCTCCTCGGTGATCACTGCCGCCGACATCACCGACACCCGCGCGGACGAGGACGTGTGCGGCCTCATGCGAGACAGCGTCACCGGCATCCCCACGGCCCAGCTGCAGGCGCAGGCGCTGGCCATGATGACCCAGCTGTCCACCGAGCTGCACACCAAACTCGATGCGCTGGACGCCGCCATCGCAGCGGTGGAGAGCGGCAGCTTCTACACCAAGGCCGAGGCCGACCAAAAATTCGGCACGCCTTACAGCCTGCCGCCCGCTACGGCGGACCAGCTGGGCGGCGTGAAAGTGGGCGAAGCGCTGGACATCGCCCCGGACGGCACCCTCAGCGCCAAAACGCTCAATGACAAGATCGCTGCCGCCGTGGCGGTAAAGTCGGAGCCCCGGCTGGTGTGGAACCACTACGAAGAAACCGGAAAAAGGTGGAAGACCTACGATATCAAAATGCCAGACGGCCTGGACTACGTGCACGTCAAGACGAAATATAACAGCAGTACCGGCGGGTACGGCGAGGAAGTAGACATTGCAAAAGGCGGCACCGCCAATCATAACTACGGAAATGGCACTGGAATTTTCGCATCCAACACGACTTTCCAGACAAACGGGACCCTGCACTTTGCAACAGAAACGTCGACCGGCGGCTACACCGTAGAGATCTGGCTCACCGGCTACCACTACCCTACGCTGGCCGAGCTGCTGACCGAGACGCAGGCCGCGCAGGCGGACACGGACGCCCTGGCGGTAGATCAGGAATACCGCGTCGCCATGCTGGAACTGGGGCTGACCGACGACACCACCACTGACACCACCACATAAGGAGGTAAACCTATGTTGTATCGTACCTGTAAACGCCTGATCGAGCGCGGCCAGACCGCTGGCCTTGCGGAAAAAATTGATGTTTTTTACGCCCTCGGCCGCATCACCGAAGCCGAGTACAAAGAGCTGACCGAGCTGCTGGGGACCAAGACCGGCAGCAAGAGCGAGGAGTGAGCCTATGGCAATCAAAGAGTATTCCTTGGCCAAAGACGGCGCTAAACAGCTGTCTCCGGCCTTCCGCGTACGGGAGTTCCGGTGCCGGGACGGCAGCGACGCTATCATGATCGACCAGACCCTCGTGGTGCTGCTACAGGCCATCCGGGAGCACTTCGGCAAGGCGGTCACCATCACCAGCGGCTACCGCACCGGAACCCACAACACCGCCGTCGGCGGCTCCAAATCCAGCCAGCACCTGCTGGGCAAGGCGGCGGACATCCAGGTGGCGGACACCACCGTGGAGGCCGTGGCCGCATACGCCGAGAGCCTGATGCCGGACTGGGGCGGCGTGGGCCGCTACCCGGTGAAGAGCGGACGCGCCAAGGGCTGGGTGCATGTGGACACCCGCGCCAAAAAGAGCAGATGGACGCTGTGAGGGGGTGAGACCAATGGACGTTATCCTGTCCGCCCTTATCACGGGGGCGGTGACACTGATTGGCGTGATGATCGCCAACAGCAAGAGCAATGCCGTGATGGAGTACAAGATCGAGGAGCTGACCCGCGAGGTGCGCAAGCACAACGGCTTTGCGGAGAAGATCCCCGTGATCCAGCGCGACATTGAGGTGGCCAACCACCGCATCGCAGATTTAGAAGCCAACGAACACGAAAGAGAAAGGACAAACCATGAATAACCTGAACAACAAGATCTCCGCCGGTACCATCGCCCGCACCGCCTGCCTGCTGCTGGCACTGACCAACCAGATTCTGTCCGCCTGCGGCAAGCCCGTGCTGCCCATCGAGAGCGCCACCGTGGAGCAGCTGGTCACCGCTGGCATCACCACGGTGGCCGCGCTGATTGCCTGGTGGAAGAACAACAGCTTCACCACCGCCGCAATCCAGGCGGACAAGTACCTGGAGGACAAGAAGAGCCAGATCGGCAAGTAAGCCAGCCGCACTACTTAGCCGCCCCGGCGGCAGGCCGCAAGGCCGCATAGCATGACAACAGCCCCGTGGTTCCGGTGATTCCGGTTCCACGGGGCTGTTTTTGCATTTATGGGTCGATCAGAGCACAGAGTTCCATCACCACGTCCTGAAGCTCACGGCAAACCCGCTCCACTTCCGAGATATCCATGACACCTGCGGCCTGTATGCGCTTGATATCCTGCCGTGCTTTGGCAAGTGCTGCGCAGATTTGTGTACGTTTTTCCTCGGAAATGTTCATGATAATCACCATTTTATTTTAAAAGCGGGTTACCAAATGGGTTATTAAATCAAAAAGCACGTTGATTTTTTGTGAATCAACGTGCTTTTCTTCATGCCGCCGACGGGGGTCGAACCCGTACTCTGTCTCCAGAAAGGGATTTTAAGTC